CTGCTCGTCGAACAGCCGCTCGCCGCTTTCCGGGTGGCACAGACAGCGGGCCAGGTACTTCGTCCTGAAGTTGTCGATGCCACGCTCCTTGTTGCCGATCCACTCTTTCTCGTAGGAGTCCCGCTCTTCGACGGTCATCACACGGATGCCGAGCACCAGCGGCTTACCGCCGGCGTCCTTCCACTCCTTCACCGTCACCTTGAGCACGGACAGATCGTCCGAAGCGAGAATCTGGGCGGCGAGTTCTTGAACAGTCAGAGCCATGGCATCTCCTAGGGTTGGATCCTTAACGTGACGGTGTACCGTGCCACGTCATTGGCAATGCCCTGGAGTGTGAACTTCTCGAGCACGGCGGTGCCGGAGTAGGCAAGGCCGCCGCCGGCAATCGAAACCGCAGCACGCTTGGCGTACTTGGCCGTCGAGATGTTCGCAGTCGTCAGGCACGATATCTCTATAGTGCCAACGTCAAGCGTCCACGTACTCGCACGAGCCAGCGGCAGCGAGCCGCCGTGTGTCACGCGCAGTTCGGTGATCTCACCGAATGACACCCCGTCCCACGTCGCCGTGACGCCCGCTGCGTACTCAGCCATGACGGGCCTCCGTCAGGCTTAACGATCAATGCGAATCGTCACCTGGCCCCGGATGGCATCGTTGGTGGCGAGCGTGAGCGTGGAGCTCTGCACCGTGCCGCCCTTGCTCAAAAGCGAGGTGCCGCCCACGGTGATGGCAAGCGTGCCAGTGGACTTGTCGTTGATGAGGGTGGTGCCGACGTAGTCGAACTGCACCGTGCGGCCGGTGTCGCCAGACGCAGAGCCGGCCAGCGGCAGGTCGAGAGTCCTGGCAGTTTCACCGACGGTCTGGCCCAGGTGGGCCACGTTGATCTTCTCGTCCTCGGCCGCCGGGTCGGTGAACGACACGACGATGTTCGTGACGGTGTATCGCGTGGCGGTCGTGGGCCACGTCACCACCGTACCTACACCATCATGCGGCGTCTCGAAAGGCATCGCTTATATCTCCTGCCAGAGGATCGAGTACTGTTGGTTAACCGTGAGAATCGGCGGCAAGTCGCCTCCCGCCAGCTGCACCACGCCGTCCGATTCCGTGTCCAGAGACACGTTCCGAACGCTCACGTAGTTTTCCACAGCCGTGCCGTACCCATCCAGAACCGAGCGGCATCGGTCGGCGATGTCCCGGGCCTCGCCGTACGTCTCGGCGTACACGTCCACCGACAGCAGCACGACGCCCATTCCCATCGGGCCGGATAGCGTCTGCGTCCGCTGGATGCCCGTGCGACGCCAGGTGATGAACGGCAGCGATGCCGAGGCCGGTGCCACGACCGGGTAGACACGCTGGCCCACGACAGCGGCCACGGCGGGGTCGGCCACCAGGGCGTTGGCCAGCAGCTGCTCAGGTGACTTGAGTGGCATGGTGGCTACCCTCCGATGATGCCGCTGATGGTGCCGGTGCTGGACTGCGTAATCTTGGAGATGGCGGCCTCTATCGAGATGCTGAGCTCGCGCCGCAGGATCTCAGCCACCTGGCCCTTGGTCTGCTCGAAGGCGGTCTGCACGGGCGGGCGGCCTCCACGACCACCAGGCGGAACAGCAGGAAGGCGGATAGCCTGCTGGCCCTTCTTGCCCTTCATGAAAAAAGCGTAGGACTGCGACTTGCTGCCGTCGGGGTAGATGTCGAACGGCCCACGGGCCGCCAGGCTGGAAGCGATGACGGCCCCCTGGCCCTTCACTTGGTGGCCGCTGATGTTGGCCACCTTGCCAGATTTCATCCGCCGGGTGTGTGCCTTTCGCTGGTAGGGCTTGTCTGAGAGCTTGGTAACGACTCGCTCCTTCGTCCCGAACTCCAGCCACCACTGATGAAAGCCCCGCTCCTTGCCAATCCGCACGCTGCCAGCGGTAGCGGTGCCACGCTCTTTTTGCGACTGGCGGTATCCAATCAGGCCAACGGCCGCCCCGCTCTTTGGATATGGAACCGTCTTGTAGTGGGCAGCCCGCTTGAGATTGCCGGTGGGGCCCACGGGCGTGACTTCTCGCAGCCGCAGATACGCCGGCCAGATGGCCTTCTCCAGTGCCGCCTCCAGCGTGGCAGCAAGCCCCGCACGGCCGTCCTGGCCGAACAGGTTCCGCAGCTGCTCGGTCTTTTGCTTCAAGTCGGTGGAGTCCACCGTGATCGAGATGAAGGCCACTAGATCGCCTCCTGGCACAGAAGCTCATGCTCGGTGCGATTGCCGTGCTCGAGGATGCTGACGATCTCCAGCGTGCGGCCACGCCACTGCAGACGCATTTGCTGCGTCAGCCCGGTGAGATACCGCATCCGCACCCGGTGGCTGGCCTCGGTCTGCTGCTGGCCCTGCAGGAAGAACTCCCGGGCCGAGATGCCTTCGACGCTGGCCCATCGAGTGGCGAAGGTGCCCCACGTCTGCGTAGCCTCGCCCAGCGGTGTGCGGCTGTCCGTGGCCTGCTGCACCGTCACTCGCTCTCGGAGCCGGCCGGAGTCCATCAGTCTGGCCCCCACAGAATGAGCGTGTAGGTGCCGGTGCCAGCCCCTGCCACCAGCTGTGGCACGGGTGCGACATCGGCCATCTGCGTCACAGCAACTTCGCCGTTGGACGAAATGAGTTTCCACGCATTGCCGCCGCTATCGTTGAGGGTGCGGCGGCTAGAGCCACTCCAAGCAAACGCCAGCTTCAGCGGCGAGGCTAGCGACACAAGCGAGCCGGCGGCGTTGCGGTACGTGCCGAAGTTGATCGACACGCTCGATGTGCCAGCGGTGCCGGTGACGGCCACGACTTCGCCCGAGGTGTACCCGGTGACGGATTGCAACGACTGCACCTTCAGCCTGGCCGTGCCAGACGTGTCGTGGAAGAGGGCGTCAACAGTGATGCGGCCGTCGATGCTCATGAGCCAAGCACGATGATGGTGTAGCCCGACACGCCGCTGCGAGACGCAATCGTCGGCAGGTACTCACTGCCAGCGTCGAGGTTGAACAGGTTCAGGACGGCGATGTCTCCTTCACAAAGCGTGGCCTCAAGTTGGTTGGTGAGATCGTCATCCCAGCGATAGAACGACAGTTCGCCAGACTCTGCCTTTACGACGGCCCGGTTGATCCCAACGAACGACACAAGGTTGCCGTCAGGGTCGCGGTACGATGTCGGCTGCAACGCAAGCGGCGTCGGGCTTTCGCCAACGGTGCCAGCGAGGATCGCCACCTTGCCAGCCGTGTACTCGTCTGACTGAGCCAGCGACAGGACGTTGATGCCTGCGTTGGTCTTGTCGTGAAACAAGGCATCAACAATGACCCGGCCTTCAATGCTCATCGGTACGATCCCCAGCGTTGCGAGTCCAAAAGTGACTTGACGCCAAACTCAATCTCTTTGCTGATGGTGCCGGTAAGCACGCTAGAGCGTGACTCGTACCAGTGCCCCACCAGCATCAGGATGGCGTGGCGGATAGCGGCTGGCACACTCGTGCCGCTGGCCCCGTAGCCAGCCCACCACGTCACAGCCACGGCGTTGTAGTCGTCGAGGTTCGCCGGCCACGTCCCGGCACGCAGCTGCCGCACCACGCCAGGTGTCGAGTTGCGGTCCACCCGGTACGCCGTCGTGGACAGCGTGGCCGTGGAGTCGTCGCCCAGCGTGTAGGTAAGCGACACCGCCGTGGCCGTGCCGCTCGTGGCAATCGGTGGCCGGGGTAGCTCGATCTCGTACGGGAACGAGTCCAGCCGCATCGTCCACTGCGTGTTGATCAGCGTGCGGTCAAGGTACTGCTCGCACCACTCACGGGCCGCCGTGATCAGCGTCGAGATGTAGGAATCGTCGTCGCTAATGTCCACACGCAGATGGGCCTTGGCCTCGGATACCGAGACGGGCTCAACCGCCGGCGGCGTCGCTCTGGTCAGGCTGCGGTACTGCACGGGGGCGTCCTCGTTTCTTGGGCGTGGCGTCGGCCGTCTCGGCCCGGTGCTCGATGGCCGCCGTCTCGATGGTCTGCTGCTTGTCCTCGACGGCGCGGCCCGTCTGAATCAACTGGCGGGCCATTCCGTCGTCGATGTCTTCAAACACATGGCCACGCTTGAAGTAACGCCAACTCTGCGTCAGTCTGATTTTCACGATTCTCCCACCCTCCATGCAGTTTCGGGCCGCTTGCTCGTGGACGTGAACTCATTCGCCCACTGAAAAACCGGGCTCGTCAGGTTGCGGCCCGGCCACGTCACGACGTACTCGCCGTGGCCCAGCACGACACGGGGCGAGACAAAGACTCGGTTGCCGCTCGCTCGCCAGTTGGCCCAGAATGCAATGTCCGAGTCCAATCTGCCTTCGCCCCACGAACCCTCGGGGTCTGGCTTCGACCAGAACCACGGCTTCTTGGTTCGCTTCAGGGCGGCCGTGCTGATTACCGTCAGGCCGAAGTGGGCCGTGTCCACCTCTTGAATCGGCTCGGCAAACCACGACGGTGGCAGGCTTGTGTGCCCGGCATCCGGCGGCGAATCCAGCGTGCCCTTGAGCGTCAGCATGGGGCGGCCGTCCTCTCGCTTGGTTTGCAGCCCCGTGATGGCATCGCACTGGAAAGTCATAGCCATGGCAAAGAGCGTCTCCACGTCTTCCTTTGTGAAAAACGTGTCGTAATCAATGGCCAGCAGGTACTCGGCCTTGTCGATGAACTGCTCGAAGACCCGGGTGTTCACTTGGT